ATCACGTATAGTTGTTTTGGAAGTAACAGTAATATTAAAAGTAGGTTTTGAATCAATAGTTACTAAGACTAATTTATTCATTTCTAATTAAAATAAATATTTTTTACATTTATTTTATCATTTTATTTATATGGTTTATTATACAATTGATTAGGTTATGCTGAAATATAATTTAAGTATTTATATATAATTTTTTGTAAATCTTCGGGTAATAGATGAGGTTTAAAAATTAACCCTTTTCCTTCTTTTTTATCTATATATTTAGATCCATAGGGTAATTCTTTACCACTTAATAATATTTGTTTGGAATAATCTCCTTTAGTAAATGCGTGATGTAAAATTAATAAATAAATATCTTCTATGTTATTTTTCGGTAATTTAGTAATTTGTGAACATGATTTCTTATCTAAGGATTTTTCACTTCCATCTAAAAGTTTAACTAAATTATTATATATATTCATTCGGCGAATTTCTTTAAACTTGTCTCAAAATTTTAAAGTCATTTTTGAGGAAAATTACAGGTTTTTCTTAAGATTAAGAGTAACTTTATAATGTGCGCCTGCTAATAATTGTGTTAAGAGTTTAAATGAATAAGGAATAGTACATGTTCCGAATTCCGCATCATCTTCACATTTTCTACAGACATATTTATTATCTATATGATTGGCAATAGCAATAGTTCCACAATTAGAACAATAGACTGTTTCATAAGCATCTGAAACTAAACATAATCTTTCATTTAAGAATGCAGAAGCTCCATGTGAAATAATAGCATCACGTTCCATCTCACCAACTCTCTGACCACCACCTCTCTTTCTTCCACCTACAGGTTGTCTAGTAAGAGCTTTAACACCACCTCGTGCTCTCATTTGAATCTTATCTGAAACATGATGTCTAAGGGCCTGATAATAACAAGGTCCTGTAAAAATAAGAGCTTGTAGAGGTTTTCCCGTAAGACCAGAATACATTCTTTCTTTTCCTGAAGAAGCATATCCATATTGAACAAGATTTCTCATAAATTCTTTAACATCAAATCTTCTAAAACCAGTAGCATTTACCCTCTCACCATCAAAAGCTGCAACCTTGGATGTTACAATTTCAATCAGCTTTCCGATGGTCATGCGCGATGGGATACAATTATGTACAACTGTTCCGTGTGCTAGGAAATTATGGTGATCATAAACACCAATATCGTAAACTTCTTCAATACCTTCAGATTCTAATTTAATAATATCCAGGGTAAATGTATTATTATTTTTGTTATATTTAATATAATTAAACCATTCATTAAGATTAAGTTGTCCACCATTTTCTTTATGTCTCCAATAAGTTAGTGCAGCCGATAATTTATATGATAAAATTAAGTTATATCTAAAACCTATATTCAATGCAAAATCTTGACTATTTTTAAAATTAATATAAATCTTATTATATGTTTTATATATTTTTACATCTAATCCAAGTTTTTCTAATAAAATAGATAGTTCTTGAGTACAATCTGTTTTCCATACAAAACTTAATTTATTTTCTTCCAATTTCGGGATATCAGAACATTGACCAAATAAAGATGCAAGAAACTCTCTAATTATAGATTTAGGACAATTATCTTCAAGAATAAATATAGGAAATCCGTTATTGTTTAATTCAATATCCTCATATACTGAGGCATTAATATCTAAATCTTCCTGAATAGATAATATATCATATTTATTAGATGCTCTCTTATCAGTTAGAACGTAACCCAATATTCTAGCAAATGCCAAGGTTTTCTCTCTATTTTCATTTGTATCCAAAGTAAAATCATATTCTGCCGTTTCTAATTTCCATGTAGATCCTTGATCGAGTTCAGGTTTATCTAAAGGCATCTCTAAACCACATACAATTTTCTTTCCAGAACAATGTTGTGCTTGTACCCATTCATATTTTCCATTCTCAACAGTTAATAATCTATGATCAGGAGTACATTTCATAACCCTTCCGTCCTGAAGAAAAACTCTAATAATTTCCTTTTTACCCTTTGATTCCATACCCATAGATTTAGATACAGTAAGAGTATCATTAGTTTCATCAAAACACCATACTTTCTCTCCACCTTCTTCTGAAAAATCTCCGATTCGTTTTGAATACCCTTTGTGTGTGGATACTGGAGTGTCTTTGGGGAAACAATGAGGATTAATAATTATATCGGGTCTTACACCGTCTGCTGTGAAGGGCATATCCTCGTCTGGGAGAATCATACCAATTGTTCCTTTCTGAGCGTAACGAGATGCAAATTTATCACCGAGAATAGGCTTACGAACTTGCCTAATCTTCACTTTTACAACACGATTTCCTTCTGGGTTTGTAGAGACAAGAACACGATCAATCACACCTTCTTGTTTAATTTCAACGTAACTAGAGGCATTTTCAACTTTTCCTGTTGTAATAAATTTTCTAATTTTACCAATAACACAATCTCCTTCTCTAACAAAACTACCCAATCTTGGTAACCCATTCTCATCAATCGCGTGATATCTCTCTTCCGGTTCACCTTTTCTAATTTCAGGTCTTCCAAATTCTTCTACAGCAAATCTGGTTCTCTTTTGTACTGATTTATATGTCTTGTAAACTGTATATCTAAAAAGTCCTCTATCGATAGCACCTTGAGACATAATGATGGCATCTTCTTGGGAATAACCTCCATAAGTTGTAATAGCTAAAATAACCATCTCTCCGGCCGGTAATTCATTAAGACCTAATATTTCATTCATCTGAGTTTCGAATAAAGGTCTAGAGGGATAAGCCAATACTTTGGCTGTTGTTTCAAATCTTTCAATATGATTACTATGATAAATACCCAAAGCTTGTTTTCCCATACCAGCCTGATAAGTTAATCTGGGACCAGGATTAGTTTCTGGTAATGGGATAATAGAAACAGCAATACTCTCAATGGCAGTAGGGTCTAATTCCGAATGAGTATATCTGGGTAATTCAGTTAACTCTTTAACAGTAACCTCCGCCTGAGATTTCATGGTTTTTGTATCAATAATAGTTTCTCGAACTCTACGTAATTCTACAGGAGTTCCTGTAAATTCTTCCAACTCTTTATCCAGACTAGATAGTTTTTCTGCTAACGATTGAGATTCTCTTACAGCTCTTCCTAGTTCTCTCTTTCTTTGACTCACCTCATCCATCTGTTGTGCTAACATAATACTCTCCTGTTCCCAAGCATCAATATATTCTACACAACCTTCTCTTAGTAAGGTCTCCATATCCGCATCCCACAGATTTTTCTTTTCGATAACAAGTACACCGTCAACGTCTACCACTAATAAAGGTCTTGTGGGTCTAGACCCATCTGTATAAATATTAAAATAACCTTCTCTATCTAAAACAATTAATGTATCTTTAAATAGAATAAGTTTTCTTCTTAATCCGACACAATAATCACGAAGACCAACACCATCAACCCATCCTCTAAATACACCATTAAGCATAAAAGGGTTTGGAGTCTGTTCTGTTTTAATTTTATTAATATAAGGAGTAACATGTTCTAAAACAATAGATTCTGGACGCTCGACAGAGATGTAATTGGTCATTGCACTGTTCTTAACCAAACCACAGTTATGCGTTACGAATCCATTAGCGATAAAGCTATGGTTGTCAGAGATGGTGGTAAAATCGTATACTTCTTCATCGTCTACTTTTTCAATACTAATTATTCTTGTAAAATGAATAGTTAATTCAGAAATATAATACAATATATCATTTCTAGGATCTAACTCATCCATTTTAACCCATCCTCTTTGTGTATAAAATGGATGATCTCCAGTTCCTCTAATGGTATTATTATATTCGTTTGTAAGTTTGTAAATACGTTTATCTGGTTTGTCTGCTGTATTAAAATGAAATAAGTTATAGATACCACTAAATTCTATCTTTTCAGATCGAGGGTTAAAAGTAGCTACAATATCCGTCTCAACAATATCTTTCATTAATTTATAGGTTCCATCCGCCATCATAATTTCTGTATCTCCTGTAAGGCATTGTTGCCCTTCAGGGGTCTCTGCAGCGGAAACATACCCTAATTGCGACATTTGAACTAATCTAATTTTAGGAGATTTAGCTTTTCTAGATGTGGGTGTGTTAATTTTAGTAAGGTGAGAATAGACTGAAAGAACTGAATCTCTCTTCAGAATATCTGTAATATTTTCTTTAGGAAGATAAGAGGTCTGAACACCCCAATTATTAGCAGTGAAACTGTTTACAAAGTTATCAGTAAAAAATCCTGTATTAATAACACGTCTTACAGATTGAAGTCCGTGTAATTTCTTTTTAACGATCTCATCCTGAGCCCTATTGATAACCTCCTTCCATACACTACTAAATAATCTTTCCAAAGACTTACCTGCAGAGACTAATTGTTTATTACCCCAATTATCTCTATCATCTAAATCTCTAACGCCGATTAAATATTCTAAAAGTCTAACAGTCATAATAGATAACATATTTAATTTAGTGTCAATATCATCACTAGGAACTTGTGGAAATAATTCATTAATTAAAGAATTCATAATATCTGATTTTCTAATGTCATAACTAATAGTTCCTAATCCTTTCTTTTTGCTAATATATTCAATATCATCTCCGATTTTAGAGAGTTTTACAAAAGTAGGTTGTAAAGCTACAAACATTCTATTCACATATTGAGGTTTTGTAAATTGAGATAAATGTTTAAGAATTTCTGTAGGATCACTCATCCCTAACATTCTATAAATCTGAAACACGGATACTGTATTCCCCATCTTGTTATTAGGTTTGGTTCTACCTAAAAATCCAAGATGGATTTTCAAGGCTCCGGATCTCTTTCCCTTCTTCATAACAATATTAGTGGCTCCCATCAGAGTATTATTTGTAACCTTACAAACAACATCTCCCTTGGAAGTAGAATTAAAAACAAAGAATTTATTTGAACGTAATTGTTCCTGAATTAAAATAACCTTTTCGGTTCCTTTAACAATAAAATACCCCAGGGGATCATAAATAGATTCTCCCATCTCTACTCTTTCTCTTTCACTCTTTTCAGATAAATAATCCAAAACAGACCCTAACATAATCGGAATTTTACCAATAAATACCTTTTCCAATCTCTCTTCATTCTCATTTCCTTTATTTAAAACCAAATCAACATATAATTCTGATAGATAGGAATAACCTGATTCTCTGGCCATTTGTGGGGTAAGAGGTGCCCAAGTATTTGTTCCTGTTGCAATTCTCGGTTTAAACAAAATTTGATTTTCAAAGGTAACCTCTCCCTCATCTAACATAAGGGTACGTGATGAGATTTGTTGAGACAATTTAGAATTAATCCAATTGTTAAATTCGTCAATAAGACTTCCAATTTTTCCTTCAAATTGAAACCATTTCTTCAATAATTTGCCTGCCTGATCCACGACAATTTCTCCAGGGATATGTGGATCTGTAAATTCAAGAGCTTCGATTCGTTTCGTAATAGGTGATACTGCAACAATATTATCACTCGGATAATCAATATTTCTAACTTCCATATTATTATAATTTAATTATATAATAATATTTATATGACTTATTTAATCATTTTTTATTTAGAAACAAACACATATTATATAAATGGATACTAGAAAAGAGCTTATTTATGGATCTTTAGCGGGATTTTCACAGGTTCTAACAGGTCATCCATTAGATACAATGAAAGTAAGATATATAAACTCTAATACCAATTTATGGGGATGTGTTAAAATCATGAAAAGGGAAGGAATTAGGAGTTTTTATAAGGGGGTGAGTTCACCTCTTGCTGGTAATATTTTAATCAATGCACAGACTTTTTATTTTTATAATTGGGTAAAAAGAGAATATAAGTTTAACCATTTTATTACAGGTGGGTTAACAGGTATTACATTATCTTTTATAGAATCTCCCACAGATTTAATTAAAACAAGAATGCAATTGGATCATACAAATATGTCATATTTTAAAACCATAAAACAGATAGGATTAAGAAGAATATATACAGGTTTTCATATAACCTGTTGGAGAAACTTTATAGGAGTGGGGGGTTATTTTGCAGGTTATGAATTGGTAAAGAATAATATAGAAAACCCATATGTGGGGAGTTTCTTAGGTGGTATGGTAGCCGGATTTATATGTTGGGCCCCCATGTATCCTTTAGATAATATTAAAACTCAGATTCAATCTGATGTTAATTATAGTTCTGCTATTATAAAAATTATTAAATTGAATAGAGGAGGGTTATGGAAGGGATTCATACCTTGTATTGGGAGAGCCATTATTGTGAACCCATTTGTATTTTTCACTTATGAGTTATCTAAAGAATTTATATAAGTGAGAAAGTTCTTTGGGTATCTCTTTTATCTGGTTATTGTATAACCATAATTCTTGTAAATTGTGAAGTTGTGCTAGTTCTTTGGGTATCTCTTTTATCTGGTTACGATTTAAGTATAATCTTTGTAAATTGTGAAGTTGTGTTAGTTCTTTGGGTATCTCTTCTATCTGGTTTTCTTCTAAGTCTAATGTTTGTAAATTGTAAAGTTGTCCAATCTCTTTGGGTATCTCTTTTATCTGGTTATTACTTAAGTATAATTCTTTTAAATTGTAAAGTTGTTTTAGTTCTTTGGGTATCTCTTTTATCTCGTTTTCTCGTAACAGTAAATATTCTATATTGGTTAAATTTACAATCTCTTTGGGTATCTCTTTTATCTGGTTATAACTTAAGGATAATTCTTTTAAATTATGAAGTTGTGTTAGTTCTTTGGGTATCTCTTTTATCTGGTTATATCCTAAGTATAAATATTGTAAATTGTGAAGTTGTCCAATCTCTTTGGGGATCTCATTTATCTTGTTAGCATTTAAGCCTAATCTTTGTAGATTGTGAAGTTGTCCAATCTCTTTGGGTATCTGTTTTATCTGGTTATATGCTAAGTATAATTCTTGTAAATTGTGAAGTTGTCCAATCTCTTTGGGTATCTCTTTTATCTGGTTAGAAGCTAACCATAATTCTTGTAAATTGTGAAGTTGTCCAATCTCTTTGGGTATCTCTTTTATCTGGTTATGATCTAAGTATAACTTTTTCATTTGATAAATATCTTCAATATATTCTTTTAATCCTAATTTATTGTTAAGATTAGTTAAATCGTATAATAAAGTATATGTTTGTCTAGGAGTATCTTTTTGAAACATAGAATTATAGTTCGGGAATTCCTTTTTTAATTTAGCATTCCAAATATCATTCTGTTGAC